TAAACCCCAGTCAGAATAGTGTGCGCTATTCTTAGAACATGGCGGATATTGCTCCTAAACTAATTCATCTAAGCGCTGAGAAACTACTCGCGCTTCATAAGAATGTTCATAAGTCAGCCTCTCCTACCTCGGCTGAAATCGAGGTTCACCACACCGTTCTCAATGAGATGGCTAGACGCAAAATGGAACGCCCGAAAGATGATTGGGACAACTATGAAATTCTTATTGATTCAATCGACAATGTAGACCTAACCAGCCTTAGCGGATTACCAGCCGAAGCCGTCTTAGATGTTATTAAAACTACGGGTGATACCGAAGGCAATATCAAAACTTTTTTAACTGTCAATGGTTATCAGATGCGGATTGAGCCAGTTGAAAAGCGTATCCAAGAAGAAGATGGAAAATGGGTTGTTTACAACGAGGCTGGAACTAGAAGTTTTGGAAGTTATGATTCTAAGGAAAAGGCTGAAGAGCGCCTAAGACAAATCGAGTTTTTCAAAGCCGAAGAAAATTACAAACCTCCTCAATCAGTAAGAGATGCGGCGCAACGAGCAATCGAATGGATTGATGCTGGACTTGCTGGTGATGGATTTACAAGAGTTGGAAGAACAAGAGCGGGTCAATTAGCCCGAGGCGAAAGTGTTTCTCTTGAAACATTAAAGCGAATGAAATCTTTCTTCTCTCGACATCAAGGAGACAAAACAGCACTTGGCTTCAGCCGTGGAGAAAAAGGTTTTCCTAGCGGTGGAAGAGTTGCTTGGGACGCTTGGGGCGGAGATGCTGGATTCGCTTGGGCAGAATCAATGGTGGAAAGAAATGAAAACGAAGTTGAAAAGCACGGAGACCACGACCAAGCCGACCACGGAAATCGGGATGGCGGAGGTAGTGGTGGAGAAGATAAGGGTTCGAGTGGTCGCCCCGCTATGGCACCTGATAAACCTGCATCATCAGAGCGAAGCCCTGCCGCGGTTAAAGAAGCCCAAAGAATTAGAAGAGACGCTGAAGCAGTAGAACCTGTAATCACATCTTTGATGGAAGGTATTGCTAAAACCATTGATGCTGATTTTGCTGAACTAGATGGCAAGAGTTCTCTCGAACAAAGATTAAAGTCCACGGATTCTCTTGCTCGCAAGATTGATGCGGATGCTGAAAAAGACCATGGTGGAGATAGAGAGAAAGCGGCAAACGCAATTTCCGATGGTGTTCGCTACACACTTAATGTTGATGAAGATAACTACACAGATGGTGTAGAAAGAACAATCAAGGCAGTTGAAGAAACTGGTTGGAAAGTTGAATCGGTTAAAAACTTTTGGCAAGCGGGTGACCCTTATGACGGTACCAATATCAAACTTAGTAAAGATGGGGTTAAGGTTGAACTACAACTCCACACTCCAAATTCTCATAGAGTTAAGGAAGTCGATTTACATAATGACTATGAGACTTACCGTACTTCTAAAGACAATACAGAGCGCCAAGCCATTTGGGACAGAATGGTGGATAAGGCTAAGGCAATCCCTCGCCCCGCAAACATGGGCAAACTCTTAACCCTTGGAACGCTCGTAGTCCAAACTTTTGAGACTGCCCAGCAAGCAGGATTGACTAAATCAACTGGGGTTGATATTATATGGACAATAACGAGAGGAGGTATAGCCGTATGCGGTATTTCGCAAAACTAGGCGCGAATGGCGAGGCGATAAACATTTATCGTTTCGAGCGCGGAGAAACATCCATGGTCGAGGACAGATGGGATATTCGTACAAAGAGTTGGGTAGACAATCCCGACGCTGATGTTGTGCGCTATCTAGTTCAAGGCGAAGGTGAATTCCAAGAAGTTACCGAAGAGGTAGCCCGACAGATTTTCCCTGATGCCTTTACTGAAAGTGCAACAAAGGCTCTAGGCAAGTTTGACTTACAGAAAGCCGAAGGCGAAAAGCGTTACACGCTTGGAGCAATGTACATCCCTGATATGGAAGATGCTCACGGAGAGTGGACAGATTCAGATGAATTACAAAGAGCGGTTTGGGATTATGTTCGAAGTAATGACCGTCGTATCCGTTTACAACATAACCGTGATGTAGTTGCTGGAGAATGGGTAGAAGTTATGGCGTTCCCATATTCATTGACCGTTCCTATCAAGACTCCTGAAGGCGAAGATTTAGAACACACCTATCCACCTAACACAGTTTTTCTAGGTGTGATTTGGGAGCCTTGGGCTTGGAACATGGTGAGCGAAGGAGCGATTCGTGGCTATTCAATCGGCGGAAAAGCAGAGCGTTTATTCGTTGATATAGACTTAGAAAAGAACGACCCAACGGTGTCGGATGTACATATTGATACAATAATGTCCCCGTCAAAGAAAAAACCTAAGAAGGAAGAGACTGTATGAAAAAAGACCTAAGAATGTTGCTTGAACTTCGTAAGGGACCTTTGGCTGGTATGGACGAAGATGAATTTAAGATGATTGAAGAAGATGTTAGAAAGTTCGGATTCAAGGGTCTTAGCGGATACGCAAAGTCAATGGTTATGGAAGCAATGCGCCGTATGGGTAAATCTATCAACGAGGCTGTTGCTGTAAAAAAAAACATAGTATTAAGTAAGGCTGTATCAGTCGGTGACAAAGTTTCATGGGACGCATCAGGTGGAACAGCCGAAGGTAGAGTTTTAAGAATTGAGCGCTCGGGCAAAATCAATGTTCCTGATTCATCATTTGAAATTGAAGGAACTGAAGATGACCCTGCGGCGTTAATTGTTTTATACCGTGATGGCAAGCCAACTGATACTAAAGTTGGACATAAAGTTTCTACTCTAAAAAAAAATTAGATATTGAGAAGCACGGCGACCACGACCAGTCTAGTCATGGTGGCGATGGTGATGATTCAGAGGGCGAAGATTCTTCAGAGCCTAAAAACCCAAAGCGAGATTTTGTTCCTTACAAAGACGACTCTGAAGGCGAGTTTTCGGATTTAGATTATGATGACCCAAAGTGGATGGACACAATGGATTATCCTAGAAAGAAGAACTAATGTTTAGCATCATTGATGACACGATGAACATTCTTAAATCGATGAATCTTGATGCTCAAAGAGTCTCAACCCCGCCTGGGTATGCTGGAATTCAAGTAAATCTGCCCAACGACGCTCAAGCCTTTTTTGTATGGACGAAGATAGACCAAACCGATTATCACTTTAGATTGGCTCGTTTTTGGGCTAACGAAAATCCTTTTTCAATGTGGGTATCGCCAAATTTGATTGAAGCCTTGGCTAAGACAAGGGTTATGGCTAACCAATAAAAGGTTCGAATTACACCTATGGTATTCTAAGCGTGTCAAGACCCGAGGTTAGTTTTATTAGCCCTATGCTAAAAAAACTTACCTCTAGTTTGTTAGGAGCATAAATTGGCAAAACCCCGTACCCGCAAAATGGTGAATCTTGCCATCGAGGAAACGAGTGGCGTAGACCATCCAGCGCACTTACATGAAGGTTGGCTTGTAATGAAGTCAGCATCCGAATCTGAAGTTCAGAGGGTTCTCGACAAATCGCTGACCAAGGAGGACTCCAACATGGAGGATATTAAAACTACCGAGGCAACTGAAGATAAGGTTGAAAAAACCGTTGAGGAAGAATTAGCGATGGCGCAAGCCCGTATCGCTGAACTCGAAGCCAAACTCGCCGAAAAGGAATTAAAGCCTGAAGAGGAAGTTGTAATGGCGATGGACGAGGACTCAAAGAAGCCTGAAGAAGAAACCATGAAAATGGATTCTGAAAAGAAGGAAGAGGAAGAGGAATATCTAAAGTCCGCTCCTCGCTCAGTTGTTAAAATGATTACAGACTTAAAAAAGCAAGCAGACGCGGCTACCGCTGAACTTCGCAAAGAGCGTATTGCCCGTGCTGATGCACAGGCAGTCGAAAAGGCAAAGGGTTGGGCTAACCTCAACATCAATGCTGAAAAAGTTGGACCAGCGCTTCGTCGCTTGTCTGAGACAGATTCAGAACTAGCAAAGAGCGTTGAAGAGATTCTTTCTTCTGTTAATGCTCAGGCTGAATCAGCATCTATTTTTGCAGAAATCGGCAAATCTGCGGACTTCAAATCAGGCAATGCTTATGAGCGTATGACTACGCTTGCTAAGTCTGCTGTTGAAGAGGGTGTAGCAAAGTCATTCGCACAGGCGATGGCTGATGTTGCGTCAAAAAACCCTGACCTTTACAGCCAATACCTATCCGAGAAAGGTGCCTAAAACATGGCATACGAAATCTCCAATTACTCGGTAAAGGTCACCCTCGTTGCAGGTGCCGACCTTTCCGCTAAGCAGTACAACTTCGTCAAGTTGAATTCATCAGGTGAGGCAGTCGCTATCGCGGCAATCACAGATGTACCAGTTGGCGTTTTACAAAATGCTCCAACTTCAGGACAAGAAGCAGAAGTTCTTGTTTCAGGTGGAACTAAATTAGTAGCAGGGGAAGCAATTACACTTCCTGCGTTCTTGAGCGTTACCTCAGCAGGTAAGGCAGACAAGATTGCTACAACCGACACCACTCAATTCGTTGTAGGTCAGGCACTTACAGCGGCAGGAGCCGATGCTGAAGTCATCACCGCCGTTGTTAATTGCTCAAACCCAACAAGAGCGAACTAGGGGGCTAACTAAAAATGCCACAGCCAAATATCAATTCCGTCCATGTGGACGCAATTCTTACAAATATCTCGGTTGCTTATTTACAGAACCAAGATAACTTTATCGCAGACAAGGTATTCCCAGTAATCCCTGTCGATAAGAAGAGCGATAAATACTTTACTTACACCAAGAACGATTGGTTCCGCGATGAGGCTCAACGCCGTGCGCCTGGAACTGAATCTGCTGGTGGCGGTTACAACCTTTCAACAGGAACATATTCAGCAGATGTGTGGGCTTTCCACAAGGATGTTGATGACCAAACTGTTGCTAACGCAGACGCTCCTCTAAACCCTCTTCGTGAGGCAACAGAGTTCGTTACTCGCCGTTTAATGCTTCGTCGTGAACTACAATGGGTATCCGATTTCTTTGGAACTGGCGTATGGGCTGACGATGTTGCTGGCGTTGCTGGTTCACCATCTTCAGGACAGACAAAGCAATGGTCTGACTACACATCATCTGACCCAATCTCAGACATTGAGGCTGGAAAGGCTGAAATCTTGGGCAACACAGGAATGGAAGCGAACACTTTGGTTCTTGGATACGATGTATTCAAGTCACTAAAGAATCACCCTGACCTTGTAGACCGCATCAAGTACACATCATCACAGACAATCACAACCGATATGTTGGCCGCAATGTTCGACATTCCTCGCGTTATGGTTGCAAAGGCAGTCAAGGCAACAAATGTTGAAGGTGCGGCAGAAGCCTACGGCTTCGCTCATGGTAAGAAGGCTCTTCTTTGCCATGTTGCTCCTCAGCCTGGGCTATTGACCCCTTCTGCTGGATACACATTCGCATGGACTGGTGTATCAGGTGGACTTGGCGCAACAATCGGAACATCACAGTTCCGTATGGAATCCATCAAGTCAGACCGCGTTGAAGCAGAAATGGCTTTCGATAATAAAGTTATTTCTTCTGACCTCGGCTACTTCTGGAACACAATCGTCGCTTAATTAGTTAAAAGAAGGGGGTGGGACTTTTGACGGTCTCACTCCCTTCCTTTATTTAGGAGAAAAAAATGGCATTAGTAAACAGACTTACAAAGGGTGAAGCGGCAGTTGGCGCTCTACAAATCGGCGACAACGACATGGTTTACGGTATCGAATTCGGTACAGTAGAAATCGACCCCGCTAACCTCAACGCAACAACCCGTGGTGCAACAACATTCACATTAACTGGTGCGGCTACAACTGACATCATTATTGTGAATCCACCATCAGACTTGAATGATGATTTAATTTTTGCTGGAGCGGCTGTTACAGCGGCAGATACAGTAACTATTTATCTCTACAATCCAACCGCAGGTGCAATTAACCAAGCGGCGGCAACATTCTCATATTGCTGGATTGACACAACTGAGTAATATGAAAGCACAAATTCTTAAATCAATGATTGTTGATGGTCGCAAACTTGTGGCTGGAGACATCGTAGAAGTCAAAGGTTGGCGTCACGCTAAGTCTTTGGCTAATAATCGCTACATCAAATTGATTGAAGAAGATGTAGTTGAAGAAGTAGCAGAGGCTTCAAAGCCAAAGGCTACAAAGAAAACAAAAGAAGTCGCTGAATAGCACGAAGGGCGATTCGGTAAAATGGGTCGCCCTTCTCTTTCTTAGGAGTTTATATGGCTATATCACACCAAAGAGTTTCAGTAGGAACTACTGCTACTAAACTAACTTCAGACTATGATGGTAAAGATGGACAAACCATCAATGTTCAAAATCCTGCTGGTGGAGCAGATGTTTACTTAGGTGGCGAAGGAGTAACTACAACAAGTTACGGCTACCTACTAAAAGCAGAAACAAATTTTTCTGTTGAGTTGCAAGATGATGAAAAACTTTACGCTGTGGTTGCATCAAGCACACAGACTGTAAATATCCTTCGTCAAGGCACCTGATAAATGGCTTTACCGACAACATTATCAACCTGTACGGTTGTTGGGACTTATGTAGATTTGAGCGGTAACCCTGTTCGTGGCTCAATCAATATCACCCCACAAACGATTCTAAAAGAAGTTACACAGAATTTTATTATTATGCCTGTTGTAATCCAAAAAACTTTTGATGCCACGGGTTCTTTTAGTGTCGTCCTTCCTGTAACTAGCGATACAGATGTAACACCTCAACCTTTTATTTATACTTTTGAAGAGAACTTTACGGGCGGACGCACGATTGAATTGGCTTTACCGCTATCGGTAGCAGGTACCACTCAAAATCTTGCAGACCTTCTTCCAGCCCTAGGTTCGGCTGAAGCCGCCGCTTATGTATCAGTAGACTCTTATCAGGCTCTTTTAACCCGTTACAACGGCGCTGAGGTTATTCGTGTTCTAGTTGTAGACGCAGACGAGAAAGCCGATGATGCAGGAACTTACGCTACCGACGCTTCTAAAGCGGCGAGCGCTTTAGAAAATTACAACACTAACCAGTTGATGATGATGGGGGTCTAAAATGGCTGAGCCGTATGTACCCATTGCCCGATACAACACAGCGAATACTCTATTAACAGATTTAGAAGTTGCAACAACCGAGGCTTCAACTAATACTACTTTATTATCAACCGCGGTTAGTAGTGCTTTAACATCTAAACAGACGGCAGAAAATGTCCTTGGTTCAGGATTTGATTTATTCTTTTTGGTTGGTGCGTAATGGCACTTGCCGCATCAATAACCACGGTAACTATTACAGGTAATTATGTAAATTTTGAAGGTGCGGCGATTGCTGGACAGGTTCGATTTACCCTTGGTGATGTTCTTCGTAATGGTACAGATGACCAAATGGTTGCTCCCTCAAGCATCGTAGTTCCTTTAAGCGCTGGTGCCTTTTCGGTCATTCTACCCGCTACAAACGACCCTGATGTCATACCCAACCCTTTTGTCTATACCGTCGAAGAATCCTTTGCTGGAGGGCGTACATACACGATTTCGGTGCCTTATACGACTGCTGGCTCACTAGATTTAGCCGACCTTAGCCCTACCCCTACCCTTAGTGAGAACTTCGTACAGGCTATTGATGAAACAACTTTTGCAACCCTTGAAACCAATATTGCTACTTTAGATACTTTAATCAATCAGACAACAGATAAGATTCTTGCTTCAGGAAAGTATTGGTACATCCCTAGTACATACGCTACATATACGGCGTTAGATACTGCGTTTGCAACTTATACTGCTTTGACCGCCGCAACTTACAGCCTAGACGGAGCAGATATTTCTCCTTTCGTCACCTTGGCTCAAGCCTCAGCGTCAAGTGCTTCAGCAAGTGCGACAACAGCCACAAATAACGCGACTGGTACAATCAGTCCATTACTTCTAATCGGAGGATAACCGTATGGCAACAACTTACAAGGTATTGGGTCAATCCAATCCCTCAGCCACGACTGCTACAACTCTGTATACCTGCCCTGCCTCAACACAAACGGTTATCTCAACCATCACAATTTGTAATCAAGCGGCATCTTCAGGAACATACAGAATTGCTGTTCGTCCAAATGGAGCGACAATCGCTCCTGAACACTATGTAGTTTATGACGCTAGTATCCAAGCCAACACAACAGCGGCTTATACTTTAGGTGTAACTATCGATGCTTCAGATGTAGTCACTATTTACGCATCATCATCAACCATGTCATTCAACGCGTTCGGAAGCGAGATAGCATAATATGGCAATTACCACTAATGGTGGCGCTGGAGTCACCGCAGATGCAGTAGCGACGCTTACCAATAAGACTTTAGCCGCGCCTGTTATTACTGGTGGAGTTGGCATTACTGGAACAACCACTATCGCAGGTGATTTGACCGTTACTGGAACAACCACAAATATCAACACAACTAACCTTGTAGTTGAAGATAAGAACATTGTTCTTGCGGATGTGACAACTCCGACTGATGTAACAGCCGATGGTGGAGGTATTACGCTTAAGGGCGCAACAGATAAAAGTCTTAACTGGGTAGATGCCACAGATGCGTGGACTTCTTCAGAAAATTTTAACCTACTAACTGGCAAAACTTATGAGATTGCTGGAACAGTAGTATTGTCCTCAACACAGGTTCTTGGTAAGTCAGTTCCAAGCGGAACAATCGTTGGAACAGATGATTCGCAAACTCTTACAAACAAGACTTTAACAAGTCCAGTAATTTCAACTATTTCAAATACTGGAACTTTAACACTTCCTACCGCAACAGGAACCCTTGCCCTTACAACAGATATTCCATCGGGTGTTGTTACTGAAACTGGTACACAAACCCTTACAAATAAAACTCTTACTGCTCCAATAATTACTGGCGCTATATTCAATGATGGCTCAGTAGTTTTTGAAGGAACAACAGCAAACGATTTTGAAACAACATTAGCAATCACAGACCCAACTGCTGACCGAACAATCACATTCCCTGATTCAACAGGTACAGTTGCTCTAACTTCAGGGGTAATTAACAATACTCTTACAACAACAACAGGCGATATTATTTACGCATCGGGAGCAAACACCCCTGCTAGACTTGCTATTGGAACAGCAGGACAAACGCTCGTAGTTGGTGCTGGAGGTATCCCTGAATGGGGTGCGGCGGCATCAGGCGGAGTATCAGCCAACGACCAAGCCTTTGCTTTCGCCGTCCAAGTGTTCGCCTAAAAAGGAGAAATAAAAAATGCCAACAACAGTATCAAGAATCCCACTCTCAGGTTCAACGCATGGTCGTGGAATTAAGATTGCGGCAACATCATCGACTGGAACCACAATCCATACAGCAACATCTTCTACGACAGACTGCGATGTTATTACGCTATATGCCTACAACTCATCAGCATCATCAGTAAACTTAACTATTCAATGGGGCGGAACATCTACTCCTGATGATGACATTAAGTTGGCTATTCCAGCGCAGACAGGATTAACCCTTGTTGCCCCTGATTTAGTTTTGCGTAACTCTTTAGTTCTAGCGGCATACGCTGGAACAACAAATGTTGTAACAATTCACGGATTTGTAAACCGCGTAGCGACTACATAAGGGGTTTTCGTGTCATTACAATCTCGATTGAATGGTTCGAACCCATCGGCTCAGGTTTCTACTTTCGCTTCAGGAGACATCTCTTCTCCCTCGGCTAAAAGCCTTTTCAAGCCAAAGCCAGTTGCAAGTGGTGGAACTGAAGTTACAAGTGGTGGGTTTAAGTATCATACTTTCCTATCGTCAGGAACCTTAACTGTATCTACTGCGGGATATTGTGAAATAATAATTATTGGCGGCGGTGGCGGTGGCTCGGGCGGTTTTAATATTGGTTATGCTCATTTTGCCGCTGGTGGTGGCGGAGCGGGTGGATTGATGTATCATCCTTCATATCTAATTACATCAAATATAACTATTACCGTAGGCGCTGGCGGCACTCGCGGCCAAGGTGGTAGTGGAAATGATGGAAACACATCATCTTTTGGGACTCTAACCGCTATTAGCGGTGGCGCTGGTAGTTATGGTAGTGGTGGTGCTACTGGTGGCTCAGGTGGTGGCTCAGGTCCATACGCAGACCAAAGTGGTAGTGGAAGATTTTATCAAGGAGGAAGCAAAAGTTTAGGTATTCGTGAAGGTGGAACTCATTACGGAAATAAAGGCGGAGACGCATGGACTACTCTTCAAAATCAACCACTTTTAGGCGGCGGTGGCGGTGGCGGAGCGGGTTCTGCTGGAGAAGATAAGAAATATTTTGTTGGAAGTTATCAAGTTGGTGGCAACGGCGGTGGCGGCACTAATCTTTTTAGCACTTGGGCAAGTGCAACATCAACTGGTGGAAGCGGTTATTACGCTGGCGGTGGTGGAGGTGGCGGAGCGAATTCTGCTGGTGGAGGAACTGGCGGTAACACCGTAGGTGGAAACGGCGGTAACACAGGACAGAATGGAAGTGCTGGTTCTACAAATACGGGTAGCGGTGGTGGCGGTTCAGGCTCCAATAGTGCTAACGGAGGCAACGGCGGTTCAGGTTTAGTAATTGTGAGGTATCCTGTCTAATGGCGCATTTTGCAAAAATTGATGAAAATAATATTGTTGTTTCTGTTTTAGTTGTTTCTGATGAGCAAGAAAACAGAGGACAAGAATTTTTAGCCTCTGATTTAGGTTTAGGTGGAACATGGATTCAAACATCCTATAACACAAGTTGTGGCGTTCACTTAAACGGAGGAATTCCATTACGGAAAAACTTTGCAGGAATTGGCTATTTTTATGATGAAGTTCAAGATGCCTTCATACCTCCAAAACCAAAAGATTTTCCAAGTTTTGTTTTAGATGAAGAAACCTGCACATGGGTTTATCCAGTTGAAAAACCAGCCG